TATTTTTGTATGCCTAATTTATGTTCTATCAGTTCAGCTTTTACTTTTTCTAAACCATGACGTAAATATAAATCGTTGAAGTCTCCGTGTTCACTCGGCAAACGCACGCATGAATTAATCACCGCCTGCACGCACTCCTGCGCCTTCTTCTCTCCGACTCCGCTCTCATCATTATCAAGGGCAACAACAATTCTAGCACCTGAAAGCTTGCGTATTTGAAGGGCTACTGCCATGACGAAATTGGCAGAAAATACGCAAGCTACAGGAATCTGGGTAGCTTCATAAATAGTTGCAGAAGTTGAATAACCCTCTGCTAATATAATTTTATCTAATTTGGGAATGTCTTTTATGTCTGCACCAATGAGAAATATGTTTCCTTTTATTTCTGAATCAGAAGCAAATCTTTTATCACCATTTTTACTAATAAACTGTAGAGAACGAATGTTTCCTGTTGTAGAATACACACCGCAAACCAACATATCCTGGTATTGCTTTAAACCATAATTTTTAACCTTTTTATTTGTGAGATAGTCATGTTCAACAACATTCGGATAAGAGTCGAACCAGCGTTCAACTTTTTTGGCCACTTCGTTATGCCTTTGTTTTTTAGTTTCATCAGCCCTTTGCTTAGCCTCTTGCAGTTGACGTTGTAAATCTTCTCTTTGTTGGGGTGTCATGGATTGATGATTGACACTTGACCATTTACCCTCAAACCCTGTTTTCCAATTACCAAAGGTTGAAAAGTAATTACCGTTTACTTCATTGACTACATAATAGCCAGACTTTTGGTTAGTATCAGCTTTAGTACCAGCAATATCAGTAACTGGTACTCTTACTATCTCTCCTGTTATTTGTAAATGATCGATACGCAAACCTTGTGCTTGCATTTCATTTATTAAGTCGCTTAAATCTTTTGGTTTATTTTGTTCTAAATTATTTCCTTCTGGAAAGTATTTCGTCAGATCCATGTTTTGCCCTTTCATCGTCTTGTTGAGCTACAGCGTTAGCCCAGTTTAAATATTCTCTTACTATAGAAGTAAACACCCTTTTTCTTTTATCCCTATCCCATTTATGTAATGGTTGATTATTTTCCTCTCTTGATAGTTCTAAATAAACTTCTCTGGTTTGTGCTATGGAGTATTCAACACCTTCGTCATTGAGCTGTGCTTTGTTTGGTAATCGCTTACCTTCTCCAATCTTTTTTAAATGTTTCATACTACACGCACCTAACCAATAGTCTCCGTCTTTGTGAAGTAGTGGCCCAGCTGGTGCTTTACAATATGCACACAGCGTGGGCTTGTTATTACCATTAAACTTAAAATGGTGTATCGTCATCATCAACAGTAGTTGTACCCATTGCTGCTAAATCTGAATCAGACGGACCAGTTTTAATATTGTCATCAACGGCTTCTGCTTTTTTATCGGTAGCTTGCCAAGTTCTACCCCAATCTTCATTAATCTTCAGATAACCGTTTTCATCTTTGACTAATTCAGCTGAGACACTTTTACCCATAAATTCAGTTGCAGTATTTTTTGGTGCTTCTTTAATACCCATAGCTTGTGCCATAAGCATCATAGATTTAACACCACTTTGAACATACTTTTCATTATCGTGTCCTACAGTAAAGGTATGATTTAACCTTATACCAGTACCATCAATTTCAAAGTACATCTTACAACCACGCCAACCGTTTCTACCTTCTACCAAATCTTCATCTTCGCCTTGCCAATGTAGAACGTGCCTACCTGGTTCAACAACCGACTTACCTTCATTAGAGGTATCTACATTAAAATTACTTAAATCCATTTTTTACTCCTATTTAGATTAACCTGGATCGTAAGACGAATAAGTATTTAGATACTCATTCAAGTCCTCACAATCCTTTTTTAAATCAGCAAGCCTATCGTAGGTTTCAACTGGATAAGACTCGTTTTCAAAATCAACTTTAATTAATAATGAATCAAGTCTTTTAGTTATCCTGTCTAAGTCTCGCTGTACCACGTCTATATCAGATAAGATACTCACTTCAACATTTCCTCACGGATTGTATTCCAATCCATTGGTAATTCGTCTGGTAAGTTATATCTGTTCTTTGCAAGAAAAGCTGGGTCGTTATTGGTATAGATGATTCTATCGCCAGACACAGTTTTGGTAGTCATACCACTCTTACCTTGCACCTTAATAGTTCCTAACTTCTTAGCCGCAAAAAAGCACGCATCAGAATGTTCCAACAATAATGCTGAAGCTTTCTTATGAAGTTTAAGAGAATATCTATCGTAAGCTTCGATTCGTGGATCTTCCACTTTTCTAACTTCACTATGACATATCTGGAATATCATCATTCCTTTATCTCTTAATCTATTAAGTTTTTCTACATATTCACCCCAATATCGAAGTGTCTCTGCATAACCTTTACCATAGCTAGGTTGATCTATTGATTTCCAGCTATTATCTTCACAAACTTTATCCCAAAGTAATCGTTCAAACCAATCTAATGAATCAACACAAACAGTTTTATATTCATGTTTCTCATTATAAAGTTCGTCTAAATTACTCATTACATCAGAATATGTTTTACATGGTATATGATCCATTTGAATCTTACCTAAACCATCTTCAACGTCTAACATAATTGGGTTTCTAGTTTGTGATGCTAAATAAGTTTTACCAACAGCAGCTTCACCATGAACAATAATTCTTGGTGGTTTCTGTTTAGTCTTTTTTCGTATATCAGCTAAACTCATTTAGACACCTCAATCTTTTTTTCCTCAACTGGCTCTAATATGTTTTTCATACGAGCCTCGTAAGATGAAAGTAAAGTATTTAAGTCATCTATATCGTTGTTAGCTTTGACAATAAAATCATCTCTGATTTGTTTTTTCTCCTGCCAACGAATATATAATTGCTTTGCCTCATCTGGCATATCATTTATTTTATGTTCCTTGCCATCATCAGCGAACTTAACTGTTGGTTCATCAACAGCTTTATCTTTTTCACTCATTAGTTTCTCCTTTATTATATTGTTTATATAAATCGCAAATGCTTCTTGCGTTACAAAAGCGACAATGATCCCCATAAACAAATACAGGGTTTTCTTCCAAGCACGCATCCACACGCGGCTTTAAGAAATCGTATGCCCAATCCACCAAAAACTCTGCGGTGGTAGTCCATGTCTTGATAGGTCCGCCACCCCATGTTGCGCGTGGCTGGACTATTGTAATCTCTACTTGAGTATCTTCATTACCATAACGAGATAATGCACCTATTGCATATATCATGGCTTGTTTGTTGTGTTCTGGACTAACAGGATATTTACCTGTCTTTAAATCTATCACGCACATTTTATGTGGAGTGATTATTAATGCATCTGCATAACCGTATAAATCTTCTGATATTTCTTGGCATCTAACTTTTTGTTCTACTAATAGTTTGCCATTTAATCTTTTTGCTCTGTCTTGCACATATTCAACATAAATCTTTGCACAATCAATCATGTCTTGGTCGACTTCTATTTCAAAATCTTCTACATATTCTTTTTTACCAAGCCAATAATCTTCAAGTGTTACATCAACCAAGAATCCCTTTAAGAGTTGTTCTGTCATGTTGTGAATTAATGTACCAACAGCGGCTGGTAAACCAACTTGATAATCAACCTTGGCTGCCAATGTTGGCATGCCAGGGCAATTAGTCCATTTTTCAGCTGCTGATGGGCTAAGTTTGGCGTGCTTCATGTGATACCCTTGCTTCTTCCTCTGCTCTTATGATTTCGTCAATATCATATAAAATTTTACCGTTAAGGTTTAGATAGTCTGGCCCAATCTTCTTTGCGCGCCATCCCTCTATCGTTCTTGGAGATCTACTCCACCTTTGAGCGAGTTGTTTAGTATCAAGAAAAGTTTTTTCTTTTTCCATTTAATCTCCCTTTTTGTTTTGATTTGTTATAATATATATGTAAATGTACTTGAATACAACAGTTAATTTAAAAAAGGGAGTAGAAATATGTCGATAGACGATATAAAACCAAAAGAGTGGGATCAAGTTCGTAAAGGCGAACAGGATAATGTAACTGATATAAAACCAGATATGGTTAATAAGCCAGCACATTACCAAGGTATTGTTGAGTGTATAGATTTAATAAGAGATAGAGTTGGTTCTAAAGGATATGCCGCTTATTTAGAATCTAATATTTGGAAATATTTGTATAGACATAAGGATAAAGAAGAGAACATACAAGACTTAAAAAAATGTCAATGGTATTTAAACGAGTTAGTTAAATATTACGAGGAGTTGTAGGGATTTACCAAGGAGGTAAACATGAACTTATATGAGTTTGATGATCGAATCTTAAAAGAAAGAAACGGAAGAAAACCTATATATGTAAACAAACACCTTGCAGAAAAGTTTAAAAACTTTTGTAAGAGTGAGCAGAAAGACCCACATGAAGTGGCTGAATATCTAATATCTTTAGGTATGAATTCTGTTAAATACTATGAAGAACCTAAAGTGTCTGTTGACATCGAAGCTCTTTAAATAGGTTTTTGACATTAGTAAGCGAGTCCATCGCTTGCATCTCTTCGTCTTTAATAGTTTTCTGTTTGCTTCCGTCTGGAAAAGTAAAGATAACCTTTTGTGGGTCTAATGCAACCAAGGCATAGACATCTATTGCATCTTTATCGTATTGTCTTTTCTTGGTAAAAGAACCACGCCTAAAGTCATATTCCCATGATACTCTATGGCTTCTTATTTTAGATTGTGTTTTAACCTGGCATTTATAAAGCGTGTGGTCAACATCAAATATGATGTCTGCTTCTGCGCTATGTGGAACTACCATTACAGTATCAGCGTATAAGGAAAGTAACGAGGCTACTAAGTATTCTCCAGATCGGCCAACTCTTTCTGATTGGCGTGGCATGAGGTTATTCTATCCTTTGTCTTTCTAGTATTTTTCTAATGCTTTTATTAAGTCTGTTATATTTAATTTTTGCAAATCTTTCTGGATCTTCCGCTTCAGCAAAAGGTTTTACTTCCGCTCTTATTTCCGTTAAAGCTTTTCTCATAACCAATTCTTTTGTTGGATTGTTTAAATTTTGATATGTTGGAGATATAACCAATCTTGAAATTACATTTTCTACAACTGGACCCATATATTTAGATACTAATTGATCTGCCTGTTTATCACCTGTATATGGAAGTATGTCTCTTCTTTTAAATCCCAGTCTATCAAGTTCTTTTTCTGCTGGGTTTTTTGCCTCTCTTACAGTAATACCAGTTAGCTGTCTTGCTAAAGGTCCTGGGACTTCCACATCTGTTAAAGGTATTCTTACAGTTTCTGGTCTACCTGGTATTGCTGCTCTTGTAGGAGATTCAACAGTAGGGAATCTTTCTCTATAAAAAGGTACGCTTGTACCAAGTTGTTGTCCAATATCTGTTGTAATATCTCCTGTTGGAATTGTGGTTCTAAATTCTTGTTGTTGATCTACAAAATCATTAAACATTCTAAGAGGTGTTAAATATCCGCCAAGAACATCTGAGGTAAATCTTGTTATAGCTTTATTAATTTTATCTTCACTATCTATACCAGATAAATCATTTATTAAATTATCAACCAATGCTAAACCTGCTCCTGCTCTGAACTGCGCTCCAGTTAATCCCTGTAAAATATCTTTAGCATCTGGTGGTATTCTTCCTTCTTCAGACCTTACAACCAAATCTGCTACTAATAAATATGGAGTCAAAGGAAAGTATGGTCTTGCATCTATTGTTGTTCCGTCTGTGCCTTTTAATTCATACCATTTTTCTCCACCAAATCCAGTTCTTTTTGCCTCAATAGCACCCATTAACAAACCTGTTCCTAGCATAGCTTGACTTAAAGTTTTAAAATCTCCTTTAGCTATTTTGGTTCTTTCTTTTGGTGATAATAAAGATAAAAAACCAAGAGGACTGTGTTTGAATTGGAAGTCTATAGCGTTAGCCATGAACCTAGGGAAAGGTAAAACTCCTGTGGCTACAAATGGCATTTTATTTACTGTATCTACAAAACCTTTTAATAATGCATTGTCTGGTGTTTTTGCATAAGTAAACTGTAAGGCGTCATCAACTGCTTTTGTTACATCTGCCTCTGTAATTTTGGATATATCATTTGCCTTAATAACATCGTCAAGATTTATACCTTTTTTTCTTAAAGTATCATCTAATGATGCGGCAAACATACCTCTTCTATAAAAATATTCTTGCATCCTGTTTAAAGTATTTAAACCATCAACAACTTTTTGCGCTCTTGTAAAAGGCTTACTATCAGTTGCTTTTGCAACATCAGATGCATAATTTGTAAATAATCTATTTTTTTCATTTACAAAATAATCAGTAACAAAGTCAGTAATATCTTTAGATTTTTTTACATCTGTCGTTAAATTTGCCAACAACTTAAATGATTGTGTATGGTCTACTGGTGCAGTTTCTTTACCAAAAAGTCTTTTTACTGGGTTGAATGTTTGATTTAAAACGTTATCAAAAATATCAGTAACTGTATTCATACCAACCCTACCAATTTGTGCGGTAAAGTTACGCATAGAAGTAGCAATCTGACTAACCAGTAAACCTCTTCTAATATTATCTAAAGCATATATATTTTCTTTCTTAATGCCTAGCTTTCTTAAAACCGTTGATGGCCAATCTTCAGTAGGAATATTATTAGATAAATCATCAGCAATAGTTTGTAATCTTTTTTGAGCTAGGCTTAATTGATTTAATCTTTTACCAGAATCAGACGCAGCTATTTTAAATAACTGTAAAAGCTCCATTGGATCTTTTATATTATTTCTTTTTAAAACTTCATCAAATATTCCTCTTTTAAGAGGTTCTTCATCTATACCTTGTAAAGCATCAAACAGTTGATCGGATATTTGTATAGATGGATTTCTTGGTATTTTTAATTCATTTAATAATTCAACACCAACATCAATAATATTTTGATTTAAACCTAAATTAATGTCTGCTTGTACATCTGGTGTTGTGTCAGCTAATTCCTCTCTTGCCTCTTCTGCCAACTCTCTTGAATATGCTGTTTTTGGTGGTTCTTGTCCAGTTACAACATCCGCCCAGTCATATATTGCATCAGTTACTTCTTGCTCTTCTGCTATTTCTTTTTGTGTTTGTTTTATAAAAGTATCTTGTTGTGCCGCCTTTTCTGCTTTAGCCGCAACATTGCTACCATAGCCACCTAATGAGCTTCCAAGTCCTGCACCTATTGTTCCACCAAACGCAGCAGATTTTAAGTTTTGTCCAACATCAAAACTATCCTGTTCTCCTGCCGTAATTCTAGCTGATTGTCTTAAAGCATTATCTGCTGCTGTATATACTGCACCTTCTATTGCTCCAATCTTTGCACCTTCTTTTATACCAGCTTTAGTTGCTTGTTTGACACCTTCTTTTATTCCTTGTTTGACTGCTTGTGCGCCAGCTGTAGCTGCACCAAAAGTTCCTATACCAACGTAAGTGCTTGGGTCTGTAGCAAGTCCTTTCAATGCTCTACCAAAACCAGCTAAACTTGATTGTTTTTGGTCATACATATCCATTAAATTAACAAAAGCTTTTTTCTGATCGTCTGTTGCTTGTGTTAATTGAGTTGCTTCCAAACTCATTTTAGGAAGGTTGTAATTAAACCAACCCATATATCTTAAACCATAGTTAGCATATTGTTCATCTGAGTCTAGTTCAGGCGCATCATCACCTTCATTTAGTTGGTATATTTTTTTAGAAGATTCAATCCAAGAAGTATCTTGTTTAAGAGCAGACTCAGTTAATTTTAAATCTTTTGGTTCTTGAATTTGTGCTTGCTTCGGTATTTGTTGTTGTTCAGCAAATATTTGTAAAGCTTCTTCTTGTGTTGGTTGCCTATTAGCGGTTACTTTTATTACTTTACCAGTTTCAGGGTCTGTTATTTGATATACAGGCATAGCATTTTAGCCTTCAATTTTTTCTATTTTTAATTCTTGTTTAGATATATCTGTTGGGATTAAACCTAATTGTTCAAGAAGAGATTGAGAGTCTTCTTTTTTAATAAAATTATCATAAACTAATTTTTCATAAGAACTTAACTTTTCAACATCTCCACCAAGATCTTTAAGTTTATTTAATACATTTAATTCTTGTTGTTTAATTGCCTTGCTTGGATCTACTGGTTTAGCTTTTGCGGTTGCTGTTTGAATTGCTAAGTTAATACCCTGTTCTGGAGTTATAATATCTGCTAAATTTTTAAAAGATTCAGGTAATGTATCTAAATTTTTACCCTTCCATTCTTCCCAAGCTTTTTCTTGTTCTTTTTGTTTCTTTTTACCTTCTTGCATTTGTTGTAATTGCAAAGTATTTTGCATAAAGTTTTTATCACCTCTTAAAGCACCACCCAAAGCATAAAGCATTAATGCAAGTTTTTCGTTTTTAGCACCGCCCATAGGATTAGGTGTTTGTTGTGGTTGTGGTGTTGTTGGTGCTTGTTCTGATGGCACGGTTATTTCACCCATAAGACTTGGTTGTGATTCAGCTAAAGCGTAAGGATATTTAAAATTATAATAAGCCATTATAAAACTCCGTAATTGACCATGTAATAACCATTAGCATCTTTGATTACTGCCTCTGGCATATACTTCATAACTTCTTGAGCAAGTACACCGATTGTTGGGAATTTATCCCAACCTATTTCTTTGGCTTCATCTTTCCAATTCCAAGTGTAAATATTATGACCTTTTTCCTTACCAACAAAAGTAATGTCTTTTTTCATTCTTTCGTCAGAGCCAGTTGCTAACAAGTACGTTCCATATAACTGTGCTGCTGTTCCTAGAACATCTCCTGCACCAGTTTTTTGTCCTTGCGTTGTTGTGCTACTTACTAATGGTGTTCCCATACCAGAACTCAGTAAACCTATTTGTTGTGGTCCATAACCTAATGCTCTTTGGAACTCGCCTCTTGAAGCATCTATAGCTCTTTGTTGTAGCATTTGTTGCTGTGTGCCTATTTGACCTAATAAACCTAGTTGTTGTAATTGTTGTCCTTGTAAGCCACCAAGCAGTCCTGCTTGTTGTTGTCTCGCTCTTAATTCAAGCTCTGGTGCAAACTGTGCCATTTGCATTTGTCTTGCAATATCAGACTCAGCGGCTCTTAAAGCTTGACCGTAACCCTTTTCTCTTTGTTCAGCGGCTGTTCTAGCCATAACTTCTGCAAAAGGTCTTTGTGATTCTGCTTCTAATATTGCAGAACGTGAACCACCAAAAGCACCTGCTCTTATAGCTCTTTCCTGCGCACCGCCACGCGCTATATCAGCTTGTCGCTGTATATCTTGCATAGTTGCATCTATAACTTGTTGTTGATAAGGAGATTGGTATTGGCTAATAGGAGCTGTTAATAAAGAACCAACTTGACCAGTAACAGGTCTAGCTTCTTGTGCTAAAGCTTGTAACCCTTTAGTTGGGTCAAAACCCATACCAGTTTCAAATAAACCTCTAGTAGCTTGAAACTGTCGTAATTGATCTGGTGAAAAGCCAGCGACCATTGGACCTGTATAGGGTAGAAACGGCTGTCGCGCTACACCTCTAGCTGCGCCAAAAAGTTCTTTAAATTGTGCTTCTTGAAATGCTGGTAAACTTGCTTCTTGTACTGTTGTGCTTTTTCCTTTACTCATAAGTCTTTTCTAATTAAATGTTCTGTTTCAAATCCTAGATGTTTTATCTTTCTAATCCATCCTTTTCTGCCGCCACCATATAATCTTTTGATACCTGCGGCTTTTGCAAATGCTTCTATTGATGGTAGCATTTCTTCTAGTTCTTCGTAATCACCACCACAAAATAATAGATTCATTGCTTTAACTTGTGGATATATTACAAATTCTGTTATGTATGCAGACTTTTTGCCTGGCCATAAATGGAATATACCATGTCTTATTTTATCTTCTATATCGTCAATTGTATAGGAATCTTGATACTTTACAGCTTTTGCTATATAAGGTTTACATCTTTCCCATTCAATTTCCCAAGGATCTTTTTTCGCTTGGTTTATATCAACTACCTTATTAGTCGCCTTTGCCATATTCTATAATGCTTAAAACTAAGTGTATGTTTGCATGGTTTACTTGTGCTTTTAATATTTCGCCTTGTTGTAATACGATTCCTGCATTGGTTTGCAACTCGTCAGTAGCGTGTGCTGTTATATTATGTTGTTTATAAATAAAAAACTCATTAGAGCCTGTATCAGTTATAGATACATCTAAATTGGTTTGCTGATTACCATGATCGCAAGCTAAAAAACCTTTTATAATAGCAAAAGTAAAATCATCACCAGTTGGTGCAGTATAGATGGTTTGTTTTGTTGTAGCTGCAAAAGCATATTTAACATTAATTGCACGCTGTATATATTGTCTTTGCGAGGATAGATCCATTATCTTCTACCTCTGGTTCTTACATTCAATCTTATATTACCAACTTGAAAGTCTTGATTTGTGCTACCTGTTACGGTCATTTGTACTTGTCTTGCTGTAAACCTAGCATCAGTATATCCGTCATTTTCAAAGGTAAAACTACCAAAGTCTGTTTCGCTACCTAATGGGGTAAACTTACCTTTAAAACTTATCGTTACACCTGGTAATGTATTTGCTTCTTCATCTGGGATAATTTGATTACATTGCACATAGTTATCGCCGTTACCTAACTCTATTGGACCACTTGTACAAAATGGTGCATCACTATTTAAGTTTGGTGAATTAGATAATGTGGTTGATTCGTGTTCATAAATAAAACCACTTGAATCACCAGCAATAGGATAATCAAACGCACCTTGGTCAATCCAACAGCCTCTATCTAAAGAACCTATAGACCAAGTATTTTCTAAGTAATTCCAAACTACATATTTGTTTGGTGTGTATTGTCCATCACCTACAGGAAAACCCCACCATATTTCATTAAAGTTAGAGTTATGTCCACCCCAGCACGCTTGCCTGCCTGGCACATTCAAGTTGTCATACACATAATCATGCACATCGCATTTTATTTCTCTTACAACACCATCGTAAACAAAGAATGAGTTTTCACCCATCCACGCAAGAAAGTTTCCTGTTTGCACGACTGATCTTCTACTTACAGCTTTACAGTTTGCGCCTGCTGCTGCAATACCATAAACAAAAGGTGAGCCTACATAGCTCATTCTATCTATACCAGTATCACTAAAAACTATGACATCGTTTTGGTATTTAACACCTAATAATGCACGACCACCTGTAGGTATTTGTACATCACCTGCTGTATTTGTAGCTTTAGATGTCCAAGTATTTCTATCTTCTCTATCACTCCAAGATATTTTTCTAGGGTCGCCACCAGAACCAATAGCAACTAAATGCCTTTCATTAGTTACTAGGACAGCCTGACAGCCTGTAGGAGCGTTTGTTACGACTGTGGCAATGGTATCTGCTGTACCGCCTGAAACTGGCCTCCATTTGTATATTTTTCCATCACCAGAAAAACAAAAGACTAAATCTTCACCCCAGTTGTCAAAGGAGAAATGACCTGAAGCAAGAGGTAGCCCAGATTGACTTCTAGCATCGCCATAATCTTCTACGTTATAGTGGTATGCACCATAACCAAGAGGATCATTGGCAGCATCGTTTACAAAACCAGATGGTGTTATATCAGTCCAAGTATTGTCGTATAAGACATATACCTTTTGTCTTGTACCTACAGCTAGTATAGATTCACCAAGATTATCCTTATAGGCATACATACCTATAGGCTCACCAGTTAATGCTGTGTTTCTTAGTTTAGTCCAACCACCAATAGGTTTTAGAAATCCGTTTTCAAAACGCACAAGATTGCCGTCAACCCAACGACCTTTGTTAGCATAGTCAGTTCCGTTTTTGACTATGCCAGCTGGCGGAGTTACAGGCAGTAGTGCCATATTATTCTCCTAAATTATATTGCAGATGATTCATTAGCTGTTCTTTTAGCAGCTTTTACAGAATCAGTCCAAACAGTTGAAGCTATACCTTGAACATCTGTAGATTCTTCAGAAACATCTGTATCTGTATGAGTCCAATTACCATCTTCATCTTGAACAGAACTTACACATTCTAATGCGTGTCTATGAAAAGACCTTGAAATATCTACACCATCTTCCTTGATAACTGTAGCTGTTCTTACTTGTATAGTTTTGTAGTCGCCTACAACTTCTATTTTATCTTCTATTAGTTCTTTTGTTATTGCCATTTTTTTCTCCTATGTCCGTACCTAGCATCCACTAAGTATATTAGTTATTAAACTTGATATGTTGCTGTTCCTCTTATATCAACAGAGTTATTACTTGATGCTTCTAATTCACCCCAAATTGTATAATCATAATTTTGTTCATTTATATTAATAAGCCTAATAACACTTTCACCATCAATTAAAATGGTTGTTAATGTAGAGTCATTTGGAGTGTAATATCTTGCATATATTGACCCTGCTCCACTACTATCTATAGTAAAAGGTAATCCACTTATTTGAACTTGTCCTCCACTTGAAGGCAGTCCACCAGTAGTAATTATACGATAATGAACAGTAACTAGATTACCAATTTTTGTATATTTACCTGTAGCGGTACTTAAAGTAGCTCCACAAGCTGGAGTCCAAGTACCTTCTTCATAATCGTCAAGTGCGTTAGCTGCTGCTGTGTCTCCGTTAAAGGTTAAGCCACCACCTGCAAGAATACGCATTCTTTCTGTGTTATTTGTGCCGAAAATTAATGGTGAGTTTGCTCTTTGATATACATAACCATCATTATTACTACCATGACCAACAAACATTGAAGTAGAACCTACTGTTGTTCCATTACCTGCAAATTCCATAGCAGCACCACTACCTGAACCAGCAGCAACATTTAATAGTTCTGTAGCTGATGTAGTGCCTATAGATACCTTGCCTGAACCATCAATACGCATTCTTTCTGATGAACTTGCCCCACCTGATGCTGTTCTAAATGCAAAAATACCACCAGTTCCACTAGCACCATAAGAAATAAATCTTGTTGTACCACCTGAAAAATCCATAGCAGCAGTAGATGTTCTATCATCTGCTAAAGCACCTGTTATAGCTAATGCACCATTGACTGTTAGTTTTTCTGTTGGACTACTCGTTCCAATTCCAACAGCATTAGCTGAAGAATCTACAAATAAAGTTCCGCTATCCCAATTCAAATCTCCTGTACCACCAGTAAGAGCTGTAAGCGTACCAACACTTGTAATATTAGGTTGAGCTGCTGTAGCAAGTGTACCTGTTATAGATGTATTAGCTGTAAGTGTTGTAAATGTTCCTGCTGCTGGTGTTGTGCCTCCGATAACAGAGCTATCTATTACTGCTCCGTCTAGGTTCATAGCTACTGAAGTACCAGTAGAACTAAATAATGCGTCTACAGAGTCAAGATCATTATTAATCTTTGTACCCCAAGTATCAGTAGATGCGCCTACTTCTGGTTTGGTTAAGTTTAAATTCGTTGTAAATGTATCTGCCATAAAAAAATTCCTCTAAGCTGCGTCTTGTTCGCCTAAGTTTGTCCATGATGTGCTTGGATTAGTTTGTTCTGTCCAAGTTTCTTCTGCTACTATTTGATCGGTCCAAGTCTCACCAGGAACAATAATATCTTCCCATTTTAGACCACCAACTGCATTAAATCCACTTGTTTGTGCAATTACAGATGTTCCTGCTACTACAAGACCACCGATTGCATCAAAACCGCTTACTCCTGTTAATGTTGCTGAACCTGATACAGTAAATCTACCTGTAGCTGTCATGCTTGATACAGATGCTATTGTAGATGCACCACGGTCTATTTGTTTACCAGTAGCGGTCATACCAGAACTTGCTGATATGGTGGAAGAACCTAAATCAATTTGTGTTCCTACTGCTGAAGCACCAGATGTTGCTGATATTGTTGCAGCACCATCAAGTATTATTGCTCCAACTGCTGTAAATCCAGATGTACCAGCAATGGTAGATGCACCTGTAATTACAAATCTTCCTGTTGCTGTAACGCTTGAAGTTGCCGCTATGGTAGCAGAACCTAATACTGGAACTTCAACAGTTCCAACCGCTGTTACATTGGATGTTGCAGCAATAGTGGCTGCACCAAAATGATATACAGGAGTTCCGTAATTGGACTTTCCGTATGTGTATAAGCCATAGCCTACTGAGGCCATGATATTACGCTAATGTTATATCTAAATCGCCAGCGTCAAATCTGAATACATCGCCTGAACTTACAGTCTTAGAAGCTGTTAAGTTTGCATAAGCCATTAGATTACCACTTGATGAGGCATCAAATATACCTACCGCAACGACTGTACCATAGTCTGCTGTAGCTGTTGGATATTCAACCGCAGCTGAGTTTGTTGCTGTGGTTGGGTTTGTACCAGATACAGTAAATGCAGCTGATTGTCTTGCATAAGCACCGCCTGATACTTCTGTACCACCACCTGTATCTGTAGGTGCTACAGTATACAAAGCAACATATAATGTTCCTGGTGCTGTATAAGCATTACCACCAAATACATGGTCTAATACTTTATCCTCTAAATAATCACTAAATCCAGCCATTTTATCTCCTAATTATTATTCCAATAATACATTTTTTTACCAGACTTGCCATAAGTTCTTCTTCTTTGTATTAGAGATCCTTTGCCAAATTCTGCTTTCTCTTGTTCCATTCTCATCTCTTCTAATGCTTTTTCAAATTGTGCTGTAAATAAAGGCACTCTTTCATCTTCCATTAGATAGATAGAAGCGTGTTTTAAAGCACCATATAAGTAAGCATCTGGATATCCTGTGGATATAAAGTTCGTTGTATTAGAACTGCTTAAAGCATCAATAGTGCCATAGTATGTTAATTGTAGCGTATAACTTGTGTCAGGGGTAGGTGCTAACTCTAATGAATTATCTACAATTGCATAATAGATTGGTTGACCAGTTACATTGTTATTAGCTTTTCTATAGACATCTAGTGATTCTATAGACTGTTGAAACAATGGTCTAAAATCATTTGATGTAATTTCTACATTAATAGCTTCTAACCAGTCTGTTGGTAATGACATATATTGTGCATCTGCTGTAGCAGTAGCACGTTTAATCATGTCTTTGGTTCTTAATCTTCTGTTAAATTCACCTTCTGTTGCATCAATAAAAAAATCTAACTGGTCTGTTAAATCTGACCTGTTTAAGAAATTTGCAATATTAGTTTTTAATTCATCATATGTCATACTTTACCTTTCCATGTCCTAAAGGGTTTATTATCAGAATGGTTTAACCATTTCTTCCATTGTGCAGAATCCTTTGACCAACCTTCTCTGATTGCTTGTTGATATATTACCATTGGTACTTCTGCTACATGACGAAAATCTTTACCTGGAGCATTTTCAGATAACTGTTTTACATAGTCTAGTGTTGGTTGAATATTCTGTTTTGTCTGATAAACAACCTTATCATCTTCAGTTGCAAAGATAGATTGCAGTCCTGTCTTATGATCTATTAATGTAGTTTTTGCCATGTAGAGATTTTAGCACAAAAAAAAGGGAAGCCGAAACTTCCCTTAAAGCTTATTTAACTAAACTTATGATGTTGTTAAGTCTGCAACGACACCATGAGCAGCTTCATTAGATACTTCTAATCCGTACTCACAAATAATCATCTTAGTCTCAGCATCACCTATTGTTGAGATATCAATAGTTTGGAAATCTCTTAGGTATGACACTTTTGCAAACTCTGGATCTACTAACAACAATGATCTTTCTCTTGATCTGTTTGATGGAACGATTTTTAGTTCACCAAAGTCAGATGAATAGATTGATACTGAAGCTTCGACTGTGTTTGCATCAACAAATTGTCTAGCTTGTGTTCTACCTGTGAAAGCAGAAATCTTCTGCTTATTTACAGGACCACAGATTGCCATGTTAGGCTCTGCACCACTAGCAAACATAAGTTGTAATACATCTTTTAATAAAGTTTCTGTTAATGCTCTTTGTGTTCCGTCTGTTGGAGCAGCACCGCCACCAGTAGAAGCACCGTTAGTTCCTCTTGAATCGTTAGTTGTAATCCAAGACTCGAAACCACCAGTTACCCTAGCTGTTGTAGCATTACCAGTTGTTTTAGCACCTTTTTGACATAGAGCTTCTTCCATATCTCTTTTAAGTGCTTTAGCCATAATAGCAAGTTGGTGAGCCATTTCTGATCTCTTACCAGCTGCATCTGAAGCTTCTTGTGAACCTGTTACAGTTGCATCTCTAGCTGAAATCATAGCAACATTACTTGCTCTTGCTGTAGCTGTAGAAGCAGCTCTTGATAGTTCAAAACCTTCAAGCTGTCCAGCGGCACTTGGAGTAGGTAGACTTTCTGTCTGCCAATCAAATACTACGTTTTTTATATTTCTTTTTCCGATTGATGACATAAACGGAGTTTGCATTGGAGAAATGTTGTAAATAATATTACTTAAATCTTCTCTGTCAGCAGTAGCTGTATATGTATCAAAGGCGTTTGTTACTTTAGCCATTGTTATATTCCTTTAAATTAATTGTTCAAATACTTTAGCCGCATCTGAGGTTTTCCCAGTTTTGGCCAACCTTTGTTTTGCTTTCTTCACAGGTGTTGTCGTTTTTGGTCGGTTAGTCGTACCAGGTCTAGCAACTCTTGCTGGTGCTTTTTGTGTTGGTTTTTTCTTTGTGGCTTCAACTGTTCGAGAGTTTAACCAAGCATTTCTTAAACCAAGCAAAGCACGATAATCATAAACCTGTTGTATCTCTTCAGGAGTATATTCCAACTCCCTCATTGCATACTCGCTTATAGCAGCTTTTTCTTTGGCAGCAACCTCTGGGTTTTGCCATTCTGGGATTATTTCAAGAAGCTTTTGATTGCCATATTCAACAAATTGTTGTATTTGTTGTTGCTGTTTTACCAAGGCTTCTTGTTGAAGTCTTTGTTGTTCAGCACTTACAGCACTAAGCTTTTCTTTCTTTTCATCCCAAAGCTGTTTTTCGCGAACATAACCAACAGGATCATCTTCATACAAAGCGTTCCAATCTGGTTCGTTAGCCAGTTCGCCCTTTAATTGGGCTTCCATCTTCGGTAACAACTGCGAATATATCGCATCTCTTTGCGCTAACTCTGCTTGCTGCTGCTCAATAGTCTTACGCTGTTGAGAGAGTTCTTGTGTCTTGCGCGTATAATCTTGCTGACGAGAATATCCGTTGATAAGTTCATCTTGCGTAACCTCAACTTCTTGACCATCTACTTTTACTGTAAATGTCTGAGGTTGCAAGGCTTCCTCTTCAACATCGGTTTGTTCTTCATCTAATTCGTCCTCTTCGTCAAACTCTTCTTCATCTTCCACATCTTCTTCAAGAGTTTCAGGTGCTTCAAGTTCTTCTTCAAGGACTTCTTCTACTGCTTCTTCTGTTTCTGCGACTGCCTCTTCAACCTTATCCTCTTCAGGGGTCAAGAAACTTTCAAACATAGTGGCAGCTATTTCACTATCTGTTTGTAAAGCAGTCGGTTTTCCGTTATTGCTCATATAAATACTCCTTAATGTATTTAAGGGTATTTTAGCTTAATAATGTGTAAAAAGGGAAGGTTTAGCCGATTTTTCTAATTTTGTTTATATTAGCTTTTGTTAGCTTACCTTTTTCTGCAATGATACGCAGATGTCTTTCAACCTCTGGTAATAGTAATAATGATCTATGGATATCTTCTCTAGCAGTAACATCTGAGATATCTCTTGAATTTAACCAATGGGTTATATATTCGTTTTTAAGATTTTCTACTGCTTCTTTGAAAACATCGCTTGTTAATATTTGTTCAGCTTGTGCAGCCTTAACTACTTCTTCATGTGATACTGACATTAAAATAATCCCATTGGTTTTGATCGTGCTATTGAAAACCTATCACCTGTAGGCCTATCCATAATTGTTGGGGTATCTATAATTAAAGGCCTATCCATAATTGATGGAGGTTTTATAAAAGGTATAAAAGGTATATCTATTGGTGGTATATCTACTGGTGGTATTACCTTATCAATATCCATTGGTGGTAATGGAGGCATTATACCTGGTCCATAACCACGGTCTACTATTCTTTCATCAATTATTGGTCTGTCATCAATAAATATCTGGTCGTTTATTTTTGGTGGTATATCTATTATATCCATTGGTGGTATATCTATTATATCCATTGGGGGTATATCCCTTATGTCCATTGGGGGTGAAGGTGGTAGTACACCTGGACCATATCCAAAGTCTTGTGGTGGGATTCGTTCTCTATCTACTGAAAAATCTCTACCTGTTGGAACTTGTGTAATTAAAGAATCAACATCCATTAAATCTCTGTTCTCTAAACCAGATATCATAGGTCTTTCCAAAACCTCTCTATCTATAGAGAAATCCCTACCTGTAGGCACATCTGGTATTTGAACACCATCAATACCTGTAGCAAAATCTCTAATATCAAAACGACCTGGACCATATATCGGAGGTAATAATCTACTCGGTATTTGTTTTCTATCTACTGGAATATTTACACCACCAATACCTGTGCCAAAATATCTTGGATCATCAGGTTCTCTTGTTGGAGGTAAAATTGGTGGAGGTGTAAGTCTTTCTACATCTCTAGGTATGTTTAATTGTTCTTGTGTATAACCACCTGGTTGTTCTGGAGAATAGCTTACGCCTGGTGCAATGACTTGTTCCATTGGTATGCCGCCTGCTATAGAACGCGCATAATCAAAACCAGAACGATATGTAGGATCTGACAAGGGTATTGTATAACTGCCGAAATCATCTGGACCTAGTTGTGGTTGTTGAGTTGCAAGATTTCTTAAAATTTGCATATAACCACCACTTCCGCCAAAACCACCATTTCCGCCTGAAGGTATACCTAAAAAATTAAAACCACCGCTATCACCAAAACTAGCAACATTACCCATGCCTCCTTGGTTTTGATATATACCTGGTATATCTAGCGATCTTTCTCTTCGTCTAAAGTCCTCATTCTCTCTCATGCCTTCCAACATTCTATTTAAAGCGTCTATTTCCATATTAATGTGTAATTAGTTTATCTATTTTAGCGTCTAGCTTATCTATACGCTCAATCACTCTATCCATATTCATTATCAATTCTTCTTTGGTAACAAATCGCATAGCAGACTCTTCTCTTGTCTTATTGAGTAGTATATCAACTCTTTTGATTTCTGTCGCGTTAGAACGAATACTATAAATGATAGGACCAAATACTAAGGTCATTATAATATTCCACAATAAAATAGAGCTTATTTCCATTTAGTAGCTCCACACATGAGGGCGTGGCCTACCCTGTGAGTCTTTTGAGATGTCCAAGTGTATAAATCTTGCATTGCCTTTTTGGTTAATTCCTATGCCTGTAAATCCATAATCAGTTGCTTTTGATATTACTTCTAGTGCTTGCTCGCCTCTGAGTAATATGTCAGCAGCTAGTCCTAATGCGTGCGTGCCTGGTTCAGATTTGACTTTTTCTATCGGATGATCTGCACATCTATATCCACTTGTTATTTTAAATGGAAAGCCTACATCGCTTCTTAGTAATTGTAACTTATCTATTAGTTCGTGTTCAATCTTATTTTCACCACAATGCTTACAAGCGAACTCTTCTATTCTGAAATTCTCCCAACTCATTTTGTTAATCCTTTAGTTTTCTCATAACTTCTCATACCACCTAATCCTAACATACCCATTAAAACAGGCAACATGGTTGATGTATCTGCTTGTGGTATATCAATACCAAAAGGAGCAGCAAGTGGACTAATTAAAAAGTTTACTGCAAAACCACAAACACAAATCCATGCTGTTGCAGGTCGCCAAGATGACTGAAACCAATTACCTTTAGCTTCTTCTTTGTTTACTTCTATTTGTGCTTTTGCAATCTCATGGATGTGCTTTTCAGACATAGTTGCAAGTTCATGCGCTATTTGTTGTTTTGTATCTGCGTCTGGTATGAACTTATCAAGAATCTTCGTTACTGGTTGTATTAGTTTGTCTATCATTATGTAACCTTATAAAGTATTCAGCATCGACTAACGCGAGAGGCTTTGTTCTATTTCTCTTTATTATAACCAAAGGTTCGTAAGCTTTACAGTTTTCTTGCGATTGTTCGTATGCTTTCCATACATTAACTGATTCTTGGTTTTTGCACTCTATTGAGTAAGGGAATTGTTTTCTTGATTGAACACCCATAATAATATCTTCACCATTAGAACCCATGGGTCTTGATTCTAAATCTTCAGGATCGAAACCAAGTAATTCAACGAGCTTATCTACAACCCATTGTTGTAAAGCTCTGCCTTTAGCCTTGGCAGATTGTGGTTTCATTTATGTTTTTTAATTACAGGAAGCTCTGCTGTAAGCGAAGCACCTTTGTGTTTTACAAACCCACCAGTATGTTTCATAAGTTTATAAGTCTTACCATCTTTCATAAAGTGATAACCTTTAGGTGCTTTTATTTTCATTACTTTTTCTTTTTCTTTTGTAATTTTTTAAAATCAGCAGCAGTAATTTTATTTCTTGGTTTTGCTACTTTAGCTAATTTTTTTTGTTTTGGTGAGTATTTACTAAAAGGCATATTATTTTCCTTTTTTCTTAGGTTTTGTTTTTTTCTTTTTAGGTTTCATTGCTGGTTTACCATATCCATATCCTGGCATAATTATTCTCCTTGTTGTGCTTTTAAAAACATTTTATTAGCTTTTCGTTCAAAAGACCATTCTAAAAATCTAGTTAATAAATCTTTTAATAACCTCATTTCTTTTTAGATTTTTTAGGTCTGAATAAATCTGAATCTGCTTTTCTTGCACCACCGCTACCTGTTGCAAATGATCGAACTCTACCACAAGCCCATTGGTGTGCAGATACTTTTGGTCGTGAACCAGATGAATAATATGCACCTAATCCACGTTGATAAACCTTTGAAAGTGTACCTCTTGAAATACCACTAGACTTTGAATATTTATCTATACAAGCTTTTTTACTCATCCTTTACTTCTTTGTTTTGAAATTGCATCCATCATAGCTTTTGTTAATTTACCAGATGCGTATAACCTTTGCGTTCTAAGTATTTCGTTTTCTCTAGCTTTAGGATTCTTTGCACCTTTAACATATTTCTTAGGTACACCTTTTTTAGTTTTTGAAACTTTTTTAAACTTCCTTACCATTTTTTACAGCTCCAATATCTTGCTGTTAATTTGTTTGGTGGGTTAGTATCACATTTATGTCTGGCGCGAAAAGATGCTCGTCTTTTTGGTTGGTCTTTTTTAATTGTCATATTCGGATCACCAAATCTAATTAATTTAACTTGGTCTTTTACTTTTGCAAGAACAGCAAACTTTTTAGATTTGCCTGGTGTTCGTTTTGGTTTGTTATAACCGCTAAATCTTTCGCCTCTATATGTAATACTCATAATTAATTTTTATAATAATTTTTACCAGATTTTTCTATTATAGAATCAATAGAATTTTTTGCATCTTTTAAGTTGTTAGAAGCATCTTCATATTGTGCTTCTGTCCAATGTTTTGCTTTTTTAGGCAATACGCCCCAATTCCAATAACCTCCCATATCTTCAATAATATGACCTCTATATTGATAAACACCTTTTTGTATTTTTTTGGCTTTTGGAATTGTTTTTAATGGTTTTGAAATTGTTTTTAATGGTTTTGAAATTGTTTTTAATGGTGGGGCAGCCATACTAAGATAATCTAATGGTGTCTCAGGCTCAAACAAACCTTTAACACCACGACCAAACTTTTGTAAATTAGCTATAACTGGATCAGAACTTAATTGACTTCTTTCTGCCTGCAAAGCTTCATAAGGACTTAGTGGTGTAATAGATCCTACATCTGGAGTCGTAGAACCAACAGCACCTCTTGGTTGCTTGGTTAGCAATATGCGCTGTAATTCTTGCAAAGATTCTGGTGTCATTATTTTTTCTTCCTTGGTCTACCTCTTTTTTTAATAACTGGTGCTGGTGTCATAAAACTATCAAACCAGTTTAAAAACTTATGTATCGTTTCTTTCAACCATACCCAAAACTTTCTTATGTATTTCATTAGTGTAACTCCTTCTCTTCAATAAATATAATTTCTGAATCTGAATTTACTTCACCACCAGACATAAGCGACATAATTCTTAACGCATCATCTTTAGTTTTTGCTTTTATTTCTTTGCCAACATAAACCATATCGCCTTCCAATACTTCTAAATTAAATATTTTGTGTTGGTGGTACATTGCCTGTAAATAATCCTTGAGCTTGATCTTTTGCATTTTGTCTAATATTTTCTCTATCTCGCTCCATAATAGCATTAATTTCTGCAATGTTTATTTGCGCACCATACTTAGCTTGTAACTCTAAAGCTTTAACTCTAAGTTGTGCTTCTTCGATGTCTCTTTGTCTATCATCATCCATGATAATTTTCATTCTATCGGTTTCTGCATCAATGATAGCTTTCTGTGCTTGTACCTGTGCTTTCTGAGCTTCAGCCTGTGCTAGTAAAGCAGCTGGGTCTGGCTGTGGTGGCTCTTGTGGCATTGGTGGCATTGGCGGAACTTCTGTATTTATAAACGATTGTGCGTCTTGGAAACCAGCTAACTCAATCATTCTAGTCAAAGTATTAGCATATTGTTGCATTGATACCAATGGATTTTGTGGGCCTAGTAATTGCATGATTTGTTCTTGTTTTGCAGCTAATCCTGTTAAAACTTGATATTTTTCTTGGTCGGATGACTTAGATATAGCTACATTTACCACCATATCTTTATCTGAATCCCAATATCTTGGATCTACAGGGATAAATTTACCGTTTAATCTAAAGATATCTTGTGCATTTTGGTGTTTGATTACCAAGTTATTTACTGTTTTAAACATGGCTTTTAGACCACCTTCAGCAAAATGTCTGCATATAAGTTCTACTCTGCCTTGCGCACCGCTCATAGTAGCAGTTACAGCTGCGGAAGTTGTAGATTGTAAAGCTTCTGCGTTTAATCCTGCACTTGCTTTAGATACGCCTGTTCTGTTTTCTTTAGATTCGTCTAAATATCCTAAAACTGGGAAAGCTTCTTTACCAACAAAAGGTACTGCGAATGGTTGTACCATGCCTGGCGCTCTCATTCTTATTGGTTGACCGATATCAGTATTTAATACGTCATCTACGTTTACTTGGCCTTCAACAATACCCATTCTTGGGAAGATTGAATGACCTAGTGAATCTAAAGTATCACGCATAATTTGTGATTTAGCAGCCTGAATTGGTTTTAGATAATCAGCTGGACATGAACCAATAGCTGTATGTGGTTCAGGATCTGGACAGAACATACATATTGGTAATTCATCCCAAGGTTCTACATTTAAAACATGAAGTCCATCACCAGCAG